CCGAAGGAAGCGGTTCGATTTCTCCAAAGGGTTGTGCGATCCTCGCGGACGATAGGCATCGGCTGTTGCCCCAATTTTTCTTGACGCAATGTTGAGACCCCAACTGATGCGATCCTGTAGGTGTGCTGAATCCATTCTAAACTACCAAAGTGGTGCTGCTTGTTGCCAGTGCGGGGCCACAGGGAACACCAAGAAATCCACATAGACGCCGTCTCCAATCATCGAACAAAAGAGCGCGATCGCGAGGTTCATCCTTATTTCTGGTCCACACAGCGGCCTGGTCGGTGTCTAATCCCTCCCCTGAGCGTGGGATAGCTTGCTCCAATTCGTTAAGAGTGGAAAGGTATCGCCTGGTTATTCCTAACTCAGACGAAGAAAGGTTGTTTAACCTAAATTCGAGCAGCCCATAGACCTGGTAATATCGCCAAGTCTGGAAACCCGTGGGTGGCGCCCCATAAACCGGATAGCCGCAGAATCGTCTCGCATCAGCTTTCTCTCCGTCCGAAATGGCGATTATAGAAATGATCCGTCCCCCCGGCTGAATAATACGGTACCACTACCGCTAGTTAGTACTGCTGCCGCAGTGCTAACTAACGTATTTACGGAGAGCAGAATACGACTGTTCGGTAACACCGGCATGTCTGAGTTCGCCGCCATGACCGTAAGATCGGTCCCAAATCGAACATAGGCTAAACTAGTGGCTGTGTTCGTGATGACGACTGTCTCTCCGCCACCCAAGAGCATCACATTAGTGGAGATGGTTCCGGCTGTTAGTGCTACAGTTCCTGTCGGCCGGAATCCACTCGTTGTACCGGTAGCCATACCATTATTCCTGTTTGTAGTTTCGCTTAGCCGACATGCTCAACGATGACCGCTCGCTTGAATGCAGCGTTGGTGGCGGTGGGGATCGTCGCGGAGTTGGTTGTGGTGTCTGAGGGAGCACAGAAGCCCCCAATCCAGTACCAGGACTGGGCAATAATCTGCTGTAGGCGGTCAATTGGTTCCCGGGTCACCATGGCAATATCATTAACGACTGAAATTATAGAATCCGCCGGGGCGACATCTTCGGCGGCCATTCCAGCAAAATCGCCTTCGACCAATGCTCCTTGGCCACATATGATGGGACGTCGAATCATAACACCGGCAAGTGTCGGATGGATCTGCACAAAGGTCTCTGTCGTAGGAGCAAAGCGAAGCCCGAGAAAGTCATTTGCCATGCCAGAACGAAATACCTGGTTGGCAGAAGTCGCGCCCTGAAATAGTTGTTTAAAGTCCGGATCTGAGAAGAGTTGCCTTGCGGATACGGGGTCAAGGTAACAATTGTACGCGCCATCGATGTCTGGAACGGCATTAATTCTCAGTTTCGCGACTGCATCGAGGAGGTTCGACATCGTCAGAGTATCACCGACCTGCAGCAGAGATGTATTTGGCCGCTGGGATGGCCGGACGATTGTGGATGCAATTGCCGACGTAACGGTATTGCCCGCAGCACCATCAGATACGATAACATTGCTCGAGAATGTCAGTATCCCTGATATTCCATTCGGGGCGGTCGAAACATTTACAGTGTCGGCAACTGTACTAACTGCGCTATAGATGTTCGCACCAACGGTGACAGAAAGTGGATTGGCCGAACTCACCGGCAGCTGGACACCATTGACGAACGCGTACTGGAAGCCGCGAATATCATCAACTGAGATTGAAGCTACCGACGTGGTTATGCTGACTCTGACTCGCGTATTGCCGCCCAAATATGAGCCAAACAGTGCATTGCGCGCGATCTCGTCAAGGCTACGCGCAGCTTGTTCTCCATTCACGTAGGCGTTCTGCAGAAACTGTGATGCTATCCCAACTCTGCTCGTAACAACATTTAGATCAGTCGTCGCTGCATAGAGGTTAATAGATATCGTGTATTGTTCAACGCTCCATGTGGTTGGAGTAAGACCATTATCGAAGTTAGTATTCGTGGCAGACGTGAGCGGTGTTGTCACGGTCGGTTTGAGCCCGGCACGAGTTTTCGTTAGCGTTTCACCAATTCCCACAGCTATCTGTTCTCTGTCGGCGCAAGCTCTGTACCCAAGTCTGGATCTCAGAGCTTGGTCAAATTCGCGCTCGAGGAAACCCTGCTGGATAATGGGCTGTAAGGCGGCAGGAAAATTTTGTATTCCCATGTCAGTTGTAGGTCCTTTTCATAAAGTATAATAATAGCGGTCTCTGGGAGCAGCCGAACACTTAGCCACGATATTTGAGAATCGTAGCTCGGGCTATCTTGTATTCCATATCGTTCATTTCTGTGGCAAGCTTTGGCCTAACTGGACCTGCCGGGGGTGGTCCTCCAGGATTGGACGAAAAGCTGCCGCCAAACAACCATGGCTTCTGCCTCTTGAATTTTTCTATGGCAACGGCCGCGCCTGCCACGGAACCATCGTCAGCCAGAGACAAAGTGGAAATATCCATCAGCTTAAGCCCGTCGAGATCGATCATACCCGCTCGTAGGGCCTCGGCCTTCAATTCAGATTTAATTATTCTAACATAGGAGGCCTGACGTATCTCCTCAACCTCACGCTCCAGACGATCCGCTCTGCTCTGTAGCGCAGCAGTTTCGTCAGTAGATGTCTCAGAGACGTTGTTTGTATCCGACATTGTGCTCATGCAATTATATTCCGGTTGTGATTCGTACTATCTCATCAGAACACACATCTATGTCATAGGCTTTGCAAATCGCTTGGATAGCTGACTCCTTGCTAATTAATCCGTTATTCGTCAGAGCAACTAGGGTTAGCGCGTCTTTTTGACGGTCGTCTGCTGACGTTGGATACCATGTTGGCCATTTAAGTGAGAGTGGGCCGCCTGGATCTATTGGCAGAACTTCATCCCCCATTACGTTTAACCGGTAAATTCTTGATGCGGCAATGATCATTTGCATTAAACTCAAGAGGCCGACCTCACCGTATGAGATTCGAAGATTATCAGCAAGCCAAACCAATCCCTGATTCATCAGTTCAAGAGCCTTGCCGGACTGTGCAGTCGTCAGGCGGTCCGGCGTCGATCTATTCCCATGCATGGCCTCTAGAGCGAATTCTCGTAATGTTCTGACGTAATCGAGGACAGCTGCGGAAGCTGTTCCTCCTATTTCGAGAAGGCGAGCATCTCCTTTTTCGCCAACAACAAGGGCATTCCCAGCACCTTTTAGGAGATCTCCGCCCGTCATTGCAGGCTCTTTTAACAATAATGTAGGATCACTGCTATACTTGAGTCCCCTGCCTGCCTGGCTCAGTTGGTAGTCAATCTCGATTTGAGCTTCTATTGCAGCACGAAACGTGCATGCACCATCGACAGTCGAAATGGAAGACGACATTCCAGGTAGGTTTTTGATCCAAATTATCGGTACGAAGCCAAGGCCATGATGCACTGTCCTGGACTCATCAACATCTGGTTTAACTAGTGATCCAACCGCCGCTGGACGAAACCATACCTCTGAGTTTTTGTCCCAGCGGCGACAAAACCAATATTCGGCATCAGCGTCATCGATTGCGTACCCGGTTTGTGTCAATACAGCACCCGATACCTTATAACGCTCAGTGACGCTGGATAGAGTGTCTGGAGATTCAATGTCCCATACCGGCTCCAAGTACAAGCTGTCCTTAACATCAAGGAAAAGCCTACCACGGAGAACCCTCATCAATATTGCGACAGAACCCACCGATCCCCGCAATGCAGCATCAATCATAACGAGATTGATTTTTGTTTCTTTGCATACTTTTGACAGAATATCTCGTGCAAAGGGATTCGGACAATCAATTGCTGGGAAATGCCCCTCACTGAATAGCAGAGATACACTGTCTTCGACGACTATCTTGGACAAGGGGTATCGAATGTTAGGACGACGCTTTCTCAGCGGGATGTACTCTCCTGCTGCTCCTCTTTCATCATGAAATTGGTAAGACAGTACGTCGTAAATTCGACCGGTCAGCACCCGATTGAGGATGTCAAGGGTCCTTGTGCGGTCGGGGTAGTCCGGGTCGCGGGGGATCAGATCACATATTGTATCGAACATACTTTCTCCGAGATCCGTAGACTGAACTAGGTGGCACGTGTTCTCTCAGCGACCTAAATGTGTGATAGGTAACTGGCGGAGAGGACTGGAGGAGCGAGCAAGGGTCATAAAGCCTCGCACAAGAGCATCAACTTGGTCGTCTTTGTAACCAAGGGGAAAGTCCCTGAGTTCATCGACGAACTTAGCATTCCAGGCTCCTCTTAGCATGGACATATTATTGCCTTCCATCTGGGACGCGACTGGAAGTGCTCGTGTAAATTTCGATCCTGTTTCGCGGAATGCTACAATTTTGTAGCCGGCGAGTCGACCACTGAGATACGCCACTTGGCTCTTACCTGCTTGCCCAGGGTCCTCCGGTAACCCAATCCAAACTGCCTCTCCGTCAGACCGTGCGACAGCATTAATGATGTCTTCAACTTCTCTGGGGCTTCCTCTCATTCGCGCGACGTCAAGTATCGTATACTGGCCTTGTGAATTACGGCACAACTTGACACCGACAGTCCAGTCGGGATCGTTCTCACCCGTCGCAGTCGTTGCAGCCAAATCCCACGCCCGGACTACCCGGTCAGACGAAGCATGCAAGAATTCCTCAAGGGTAGTAATTCTATCTACCCGGAACAAGCCGCCTGATGCCGGCCGAGGTGTTTGCTGGAATAATGCGGCCCACACCCGCTCACCGACCAACTTTCTCTTTCGCTCAATTTGATTCCGGTTCTCCCAAGCGGGCCATATCTCTTCACCGGGTAACCGCCCAAGAGGATCATTTTCTTCGGCAAGCGAAGGCAGACGTAGAACCCTCCAATTGCTGTAGTCATGGCTTACCAACAGGCCGCCAAGGTCTTCCTCATGCCAACGGGTCATAATTAGAACAACACGTGCTCCTGGCTTTAGGCGGGTCGTAAGTTCAGAACGGTACCACGACCAAATCTTGTTCCGATAACTGGAGCTTTCCGCCTCTGCTTGGGATTTGACCGGATCATCTATTATAATAAGATCGGCCCGCCGTCCGGTAATACCTCCTCGAACCCCTACCGCATAATACTCGCCCTTTGTAGAGGTCCGCCAATTGGATAGTCCACGCTCTCCTGGCAGCACACTATATCCAAGAAGCTGCTTGTTTATGTTAATTGTGTCTTGAAGGCGGCGACTGAAGTGCTGCGCTAGACCAGCCGTATGAGATGCTGCGATGATTGATGTCGCTGGGTATCGCATGAACCACCAGGCTGGGAATAGAATCGATGCATAGGTGGACTTTGCTGAGCCGGGGGGCATAAGTACCATTAGTCGATCAAAACTCCCCCTGGTCAGTTGATCAAGTTCTCTTAGCAGTAGCCGATGGTGCGCTGCGGGTGTCTGACCGCACTGCTTCTGGTTCACAATTGCCCAGTCAACTAGATCGTGGCGTATCCGCTGCCTTATTAATTGTTGCTCTTCACGATTCAGCCAATCCGATGGTGATATCGGCATCACTTAAGGAACGGAATTCATTGTGGAACGCAGGGTTCGTATAACATCCTGAGCTATTTGGCT